CATTACTGTGTAAGTGAAAAAGGAACCCTGTTAGGTAGCACAAAGCTTTGGTACAAGGAAAACCAGAGTGTTAAGACAATGCTGAAGCGGCATCCAATCTTAAAATTCTTATAACAAAAAATATAAATTACTTGAAAATTTAAGACCAGGCTTAACTAAAGGACAAACATCACCCAAAATCCTCTATTTTTGTTCAGATAAGTTACTCTTTCAAAGAATAACAAATCTGAGTGATGTAGGTTCAAGATAACCAAAAATAGGCTACAACGGTAGCATAAATTCAGTACACTGGCATTATGTGTGGAGCGAATAATTTTAACACAATTAAATAAATTATCCTCGTTTAATAAAGCACGATCATATTGTTGCTTTATCTTACTTTCGACTCGATGAACGCGTGCCTAACCCTAAGGCTTCGGATACACGCAAAATAGTAGAAGCTGTTAAATCAGGTTCTCTATTGTTATTTTCATTTTCTTTAACTTCATCAAAATCGGAATCCACATGCGAAATTTGAGACTGTCGCAATAAATATTCAATACGACTCAATCGCGATTCCAAGGGATCTGACAATTGAGATGCGATAGCACTCACAGAAATTCCACTGGGTATTTGAGTAACACTCAAATAAGCAGCAGTAAAAGTGGCCAACGTAAAAGTGGGTAAAGAGACTATACCTCCAGTAATACTAGAAGTAACATCTACAAAAGCCCAACAAGTTAAACGAGTAGACCCAGTATTCACACCAGCAGGTGCGGATCGTACTAAGGTAGTACCCGTACTAGCAGCGAAACTGGCTGTAGCAACTAAAGTAGTACCAGTAGCATTATAAGCTACTATATAACGACCAGCTGTTGGAATAGTAAAAGTTAGGGTAGACGCAAAAGTTAGGCTCAAAGTATTTGAAGCACTAGCAGTTTGTGTAGTTCCCATTTGACGAGTGGCATCAATTGTGCCAGCTGCATCATAAAAAGCAGAAACAATATCCTGCCCCAACGGAGTAGATTGCTTACGACGAATCATAGTCCAAGAATGTTCCACCCACAGTTCACCAACAGGTGAAGCTGCTTGTGTACCATTGGAAGCAACCTGAAAATTTCCCATGTCATAGAATTTGCTCTGTCCAGTGACAGGAGCTGCAACATTATTGCTGGAAAAGACAAAATATTGATTCAAAGATAAATCGTTACCCTTTGAACGATTACGACCTCGTGTTTTGTGTGCAACACTAACGTCGTGACAAAAATGACCAGCAAAAGGAGGACCTGAAACAGAAGCTTCATAGTTTTCCATCTGATCAATATTAGAAAAAGAGGAATCGTCAGGATCCATATTGGTGGCATACGCTATAATACCAGCAGTGAGTGTACTGCCAGAGGCCATATACTCTTCACCACGATACCAAAAACGGAGACGATGACAAACGTACTCTTCATAAGTACTTGCAATTTTAGAAAAAACAGGAAATAAGAGGTTATTTCCAGGATTCAAATAAAACTGTTTAACAATAGCAAAAGCGGTTCCGGCAGTAACTAAATCACAAACTTTTTCAAACCGAGGTTTAAAAAAGTCGCGAACAGTATTAGAATTTTTCCAAACCATACCAACATTCACACCATCATTAACAGCAGACATAACACGTGGGACACTAACATTGGGTGACCGACGTTCAACAAATTTCTTCTTCGCTTTCTTAGGTTTTTTAGGACCTTTAGGACGAACAGGATTTATTTTGACTTTGACCTTAACGGTCTTAGTCTTTTTATTTTTATTTTTGGGATGTTGTCCCGACATTTTAAAAGAGAGAAGATATAAAACAAGAATAAGATAATTTTATTTACATTAAAACTAATAACGCAGTTAAAAACTACGTTAATTTGTAGTGGTGACACATTAATTTAAGCTACAAACTTATTCTTCAAAGATCCAATTGCACAATTGTACAAAAGAATCACAAATTGCATGGTTAGTTCCGGATTCTAAACCATATATCAAAAACTGGATTTCAGAATCTTGCAAGTGCATACATCGCAAAGAATTGAAAGGTAATTTGTCATCCAACGAGACTTCATTACGCATATCCGGTTCAAAATTATCCCAGACGTAACATATGTAATTTTCCAATTCCATACGACGATCAGGGAAACAATAACACATCACACGCAAAGCATAGAGTTTTGCTAGGGTGAGACGCCACGAATTACTTTTACGGTTAAAAAATAAATTGGCAAACATTTTATCAAAATTGGGTTTAAAGGAATACATACCTTGCACCGCATTATATGAAAAACCAAAATTTAAAAACTTTGCTTGAGCTAGGGTTGTGGGGGGTGGAGCTTCATACTCCATCTGAAAACCTAAAGTTTTAGAATTTTCTATTAAAGGATCCCACAATGGATCATCTTCCATTATAGTGTCATCTCCCATAGCCTTAACTGGCAAATCATCGTACCATGCCAAAACCTGTTCCAACGAATCTGTTTGACAGCAAAGATTATATAATAAAACAAATATAACCATAAAAGTATTGTCAGTTAAAGTATTCAAACAACCAGAGGGATTACCTCCAATTTTCATACCCAACCAACCAAACACGTCTAAAACCAAAGAATAAATTTTATTATTTTTAAACCAAGTTTTAGCGTCAACATTTCCTATTATGGCTGCATTTCGCCATGAATAAAGAAATTCAAATAACCAAGGTGATATACTAGCTTCCATAGCTGAGATGTCAAAACACAGAACACGACCACTACTATTCTTACGACGAGTAAGTAAAGTAGCTAGATCATGCCATCCACCATGAAAAATAGATAAGCCAACCGCAGACCAATGATTAGAACTACTAATATCTAGCAGTTTATCATTTTGGTCACCATATAACATTAAAGCAACAATGTAACACAAAGTGTCACAACACATAAAAGTACGCTGTTTGCGTTTTTCTTTTACGTCATTAAACAATTTTTCCAAAGTTCTAATTTCAACTTTAGGAGAAGATTGCCAGATAGTTTCTACACTTTCTCCAGCAAACACCCTTTCTACTTTTTTGCGTAGTTCAGGTAAATGTTTTTCAAACACTTGGCGTTTAGTTGTACAGCCAAGCTCTTTGAACAAAAAACCAGGTGAAGTTCCTTTTTCAGCACGAAGTACTGCTTCATCAAATGATAATAATTTAGAACCCATTATCAAAGGATCAAAGATTGCACGAAAAGCTCGTACAGTAAAATGGAGTTTATCTTCAAGGGGGCACCACAAACGCGTAACATGATATTTTTGAAAATCATTATCTAACATTTCTAAATCAATTTGTGCTATCATATGCTGTTTAGGCATAAAATAGTTATTTTTTTCAGCAAAATGAATTAGTTTATCATTAAAATAATATTTTCCGTTATCTCGAATGGGTTTAGCTCTTTGATAAAGAAATAAAAAGTTTTTTGATGCTTTATTTATAGTCTGGGTTGGCGCCAGAAGTTTTTTGGCATAGGACCATTAGACTTCATAGCTATAGCTATTTGCGGGGTAACTGCAACAGCAATATTTCTACCAGTAGAAATAGCACCTTTATGGATAGCAACTGTAGCTCCATAACGGTCCACAATATGCATCCCAGAACATGAACGTTTAGTGTTGATATTATGCACCAACATAATAGAACCATCTAAATTTTCACGAATTTCAAGAATTTTTCCTGGCATAACCTTAAGACCATTTTCAGTAGGATACAAACCCCAAATATTAGTATGAGGATTAGGTGATTTGGTTTTGATTTGAGCTAGTTTTGCATTTTTTAAAACAACAGCTAAATCAGCAGGATTCAAAGATAACTTTGCAAAATCATCTGTATTACACAAATCAACTTTGCAAGGTTCAAATTCATAACCGTCACAAATACAAGATAAATCAGCTAAATTGTATTCAGCATCACCATCTCTCTCTTTTTGAAAGATATGACGGCTAGTCGATACCCAATTCGAAACAAAACGACCGGAACCAACTTGCACACCAGTAGCTTTATGCTTGATGTACACAGTTCCAACAGTGTTCATTTCCAATATCGAATCGGCATCTTCAACAGTACGAGCTTCATTTTTACAATGAGGGAGAAGGCGATCTAACTCTTTGGCACACTTTTCAATATCTGCCACACTCATCTCTTTCTTCACTTTTTTCAACGAACCCGTTTCAGGTTTAATTTTTGGACCAATCAATTGAGCAATCTTTACTTTACCATACTCAAGTTTATCATCAGTAACTTCAGCTTCAGTTTCAACTTCTTCAACAGAGGCTAAAGCAGAAAACTTATTTTTATCTGCCCAGGTTAAGGGTTTTTTAGGATCCTTTACCTCAGTAGTTTTCTTGGCTTTCAGGAATTTATGAACATGTTCAGTTTCATTAACTGGATTTTCCTTATATTCATAACCTTTCTTTGCTGCATTATAATGATAATGAGATAAATACTTGTCTAAAGATTTATTAACATCAATAATTGTACCATCACTCAACTGCTCATATAAATTTTCCATTTGAGAAGTTGGAAAAAATTTTCCTTGAGATAAAGCACGCATTGTACTGTCCCAATCTGAGGTTTGTTGAGTCACAAATTTAGAATTTTTACCATTAGAGGCTTTGCTAACAATCAGAGTAACATTTGTATACTTCTTTTGATAATCCTTCAGCTCGTCATTAGTACGAACTGTAGCAAATTTAAGTTCACCATGATCAAAATATTTGAGTTCAACAGCTCCACCGTTTTGGAGGATACCTTTCAAATAATCTTGATCACCATAACCAAAAAAGAAACGTTTTTTCAATTTGCGACCCACGCCTGCCAAGGTTAATTCCTCATCTTCCTTGCGTTTTTTCTGCTCAGCTTTTATCTCAGCTTGAGCATCGCGCTCGCCTTTATTTCGATCAGTATGACTTTTATCTTGTGCTTCTTTTTCAGCTTTACGTCGCTGTCTATTCTGCACACCACGTCCCTCATTTTTAACTTCGGGATCCTTAAGAGCATGAGTAAAAGTGCAGTTCACTATTTTACACTTTTGACCCATTTGATCATACTGACAACGATCAGTGAGAACTTTATCAGACATCACGTTTGATTCATTGTCACATTCATCATCTTCTTTTCGGTTTAACAAATAATAACCTAATGCTATGAGTCCCATACCAATCAAAAAATAGAGAGGTAATGACCATGTTCCATAAAATGGAATTTTGGAAAGAATAGTATCTAACCAAGAAACATGGCTGCCAGGATCACTAGTTGGCATTTTCTCAACAGCATTTTCCACAATAAAAGGTTTTGCCACAGGAATTTTAACAGTTAAATTTTCACCTTTGTAGGTTACTTCTTTTTCTTCAAATTCAATCGCGGGGCTAACCTCTTCTGAATCTAATCCACCTGCTTGATTTTCAATTCGTTCAGCAGAAACAAATTTTTCTTCTTCTTCAGCACTAGAATCATACAATTCTTTAGCTGATTGAGAATGTTGCGTTTCTAAATGACGTTGACGCTGTTCAAACAAGGACATAGGAGTTTTTTCAGTAATTTCCCAATGACCTTTTGGATTAAATTCCATATTAAAATTTCCATTTTTTAAATTATTTAAAGACAAATTTAAAAAACGGGCCAAAGCACCTTGTACGCTTGAGTTAAGTTCCTCAAACCAAACTGGAAGTTTTCTATTATTTTCCACCAAATATCTGGCCAGTGGCTGAACATAAGCAGTTGGTCTATCCACAACATCTTTTTGTGTATAATCCAAACCGCGTACTTTCTTTTCAGCTGACATAGCTGCACAGTGCATACATTCACTTTCTGTTTTCTTTTTATAAACATTACACCCATTAGGGTTTGTAGGATCATAATTTTTACAACCTTCATCCTTATCATAAAACAAAATCCAAGCTAAACTTGAGGTTTTTAAAAAATCAGTAAATGTACGCCAAAGTTCATATGGACGCGGGGATCGGGAAATCCAAGCAGTACAACACGAAACAAGCATCATACCCATATGAATAAGGGCATTAGCACGTGGCGACAACTGACTAGTTGTTTGATTGACAATCAAATTTTCCTCAATTGACTTAATCTCTTCAGTAAGATACGTATAAGTTTCAGTATCTTTAGAAGATTTATTGCGCATTTTGCGCAAAACTTGTAATTTTGAAAGATAATCACGACGTTTGGTATTTTCTGCTTTTTCTTGCGAATCTGGAACAAATTTCTTCCAAATCATGTAAATTGACAATACTGCAAAAATACAAGCAAAAGTTCGCC